CTATGGCCCCCCGAATTCCATGTACCTCCCCATCGCCGTAACCTTGTACAGCGTGGGGAGGACATGAGAGACGCTATTTATACTTGCAATGAATAAAATACAGAACGCATATACCAAATACTATTATTAATGTTGGGTTGCTTGCGATTGCATCAATAAGCGCGGTCATTATATGTATCGCTGTAGTAAAGAAGTCTCCTAACGTGCTAGCGATGTTACACACTGCCGTATGAAGTTGTTCCGTGGTAGTCATGGCGTGTCCTTTCGTTCGGTGTACCTTTATTATAGCGTAGTCGTGTACTACTGTAAAGTATTAATTTTGCGCAAGTGGAAAATAATACTATGTGTAGGAATTATGAAGGTACACGGTCATACTTGCAAGCAGGTACACAATCATGTATATTATAAGTGCGCCAAACGAAAGGCGTTAAACATAGTAGAAAGGAACAGAAATGATTGAAAACAAGGAAACGGCTTACTGTATGGCGAAATTGGAGGATGCAATTCGTGCAGAGAGTAAAAGCGCTGCTATTTATCTTAGTTGCAACGATGGAAAGCATGACGCCACCTATAACCGCATGGTTTCGCGTTGGTCGACCATGATTTCAGCGTTTGAACTTGCTTTCGGCGTAAGCTATTTCAAGCTGTACTAACTATTTATGATTATGCGGGCGGCGAAAACGTCGCCAGCTAAGAGAAAGGAAATACAATGAAACTTCGTCACATGTCTGCTACAGTCGATTTTGTCGATTCTATCACGCTCAAACTTGAAGACGGCAGGAACATCCATCTTGAAAACGCGTATGTCCTCACGTCGTACGCGTCCCGCGTTGCCGTTTACTGCAAAATGCGGGTTTATCTTCTCCCGTGTTACGATTATAGCGTTACGACGTGGAAACACCTTCACGCCTTCATAGAAGACTATTGTAGTTTTGTGCGCGATTATGATGCGAAGACCATGCGAGAAATTGCATCATATGGCGTAACTGATACTGAATGCGAATACGCGTTCGCAAGCGGAATAGTTACAGGCAGAATTTCGGAACATCTTGATAGATACTAATAGGAGCGGTAACATGAATCGAATCATTGAAATGACGCAGGTTTCCTATTCGTATGGGCTATGGGATATCGAAGTAGAGACAGACAGGGGAGCCGATATATTTAGAAGTGTAAGGATTGTGCCCATCACGGCAGACGTAGTACAAGTATACTACGGTGAACATTGGGCGTCAATTGCCGCGAATGATTGCGTAATTGCTGAATGGCTAGAGTCCCTCGATTAACATTAATTCTAATAGTAGGTGGGCTATTATGTGCATTCCATGGAGCGGCTTGTAAGTTGGTTTTAATACTTGACAAGCCGCCCTACAGAACTTAATATAATAGTTGCCATTAAGGTACACGACAGAAAGGACAGAGAAATGGCACGCAACACGATTCAAAAGAAGTTCACGACTACAGAGGTTCACGGATTCATCATCAAGGATGGCCAGCCTGTTAAGGTTGCCTATCAGCTTGGGAAGAAGTGCGGACTAAGCACCGCGCAAGCCCTTATCAGAAAGAAGGAGCCTAGTTTTGCCGCCGTTGAGGTTGTGGAGCATGAGCAGCTTTATAAGATGACTTTCGACGACTTCAAGAAGTACGGCACGCCCTGCGATGCTTCGGAAGATGACGAGGACTAACACGCTAAAACGGGTAGCGTAAGGCACGCCGCCCCTGAATGAGAGGAACGAAAAATGGAGAACAACGAACTTTCGACAATTACAAATGATGCGCCCGAATTTTCGCGCGGCATGTACTGCTCAATCCATGCGGAGACACAGGCGGACAGGCTTGATATTTACGAAGCAGTATCTAACTCACTGCCGCTTGATGACATGGTGGGGAAGGTTGTAGAGGTTGAGAACGTCATTATTCAGCCAGTGGAAATGACGGACAACGCGACAGGCGAGCAGACCGTGCGCAACCGTATCGTGCTCATCACCCCAAAGGGCGACGCATACGGCTGCACAAGTACGGGTGTTGAGACCTCGATGAAGAACCTTTTCGCTATCGTCGGTTGCCCGCCGTGGAATCCTGCCATTGCTTTCGATGTCGTCAAGAAGCAGGGACGCAATGGTTACAAGTTCACCACGCTTCAACGCCACAAATAACACCCCATGGCAGAGCGATAAGCGGGCGGGCTATATGCCCGCCCTTTCTGTTAAGGAGGTGGGTTGATGACAAAGGCTAACGACAACGCCCGCGCCCATGTTAAAGACGCTGAACGGAGGGCGCGGCGCAAGATTAAGAGATTGCAGAACAAGGGGATAAGAACGGGGGGAATTAGTCCCTTTCGCGATGTTGACCCATCTAACACAAGGGCATTGAACAGTTACGCGCGGGATTTGGAGCAGTTCGTTTCACGCTCTACAAGGTTTGTTGCAGGGCGGGACGGCACCCCGATACCGTACACCGCTTATAGAGACTACAAGCGAATTGAAAGGCAATGGAACAAGGAGCACAACAGATATTGGCAGAAGTTCGCGCAACATCCGTTTTTGACCGCGTACGGAGCAGCGGACATGACGTTAGGACAACGTAGCGCGGTATCACACGTTAAAGGCTTGCCATTTGGTAATATCGACTATCAACGTGAGTTATTGCCTGAACAGATAAGAAGCGTTAATGATTTGGAGCAGCGCAAGAAGATTTTGAAACGCGAACTATCCCCATCTTATCAACGCAAGCGAATTACGCAGTTACGCAAGAACCTTTTGGAACATGCCGCGACGTTTAATGACCCTCGAATCCCCAACATGATTAAGAAGCTTTCAAATGAACAGCTTTTTGCATTGCAGAATTTTACCAACTTTGTTCCCCTTTATTACCGCTACATAAATACCGACAGGGATAACGTAATGGGTGCACAAGCTGACGCTATGGATGATGAAGCGCAAAAAGAGCATATGATACTTACCATTCAGCAGGTGCAGAATCAATACCCCAAGAAGCCGACACGAAAACGCAAGCGTAAGAACAAAAAACGTGGGTAGCTATGGAGTACGTAGCAGATTTCGAGACGACCACAGACGTAAATGATTGTCGCGTTTGGGCGTGGTGTGTTTGTGAGATTGACAATCCCGACGCACTAAGTTATGGCACGGACATTGTAACATTTCTTGATTTCTGCAAGGTGCATGGTGGCACATATTATTTCCATAACGCTGCTTTTGACTGTGAGTTTATTCTGTGCTACCTGCTTACCAACGGATTTGAGTACAGCGAGAAGGCAAAAACAAAGACGTTCAAAACGCTTATATCTAGCATGGGCAAGTTCTATCAGATGCAAGTATGCTTTGAGAAGAAGGGTAAGAAGAAGGCTATTACTGCAACTTTCAAAGACAGCTTGAAAAAACTCCCCATGAAGGTATCTCAAATTGCGAAGGCTTTTGACCTCCCCATTTCAAAACTTGAGATTGATTACACAGAGTACCGCCCGATTGGACATGAATTAACACCCCAAGAACGCGACTATATCAGGAACGATGTTCAGATTGTCGCACAGGCATTGCATCAGCAGTTCAGCAAGGGGCTTAATAGGCTGACAATTGGGAGCGATGCCTTAAACGCGTACATAGATATCATAGGTTCCAAGTGGGATGATTGGTTCCCTAAGATACATGTTGAAATGGACGCGATGATACGCAAGGCATACAGGGGCGGCTATACATATGCGAATCCAAAGTTTCAGGCAGATGCAGACCATGAGGACAGATTGCAGGGCAGTGGTTCAGTATACGATGTGAACAGTCTGTACCCCGATGTTATGTATCATCGCCCCTTGCCGATAGGGCATCCCATTTATTTCAAAGGGCGATATAAGGACAATCCCCAATATCCCCTTTATATCCAATTCCTAACATGCCATTGCAAGTTGAAACCGAATCACCTCCCCACATTGCAGATAAAGAACAATCCATTTTATTCGGAGACGGAGTATATACATGGCACGGAGGGCACCGTTGATTTGGCGTTGACGAACATAGATTTGGAAATACTCATGCAGCAGTATGATGTTACGGTTTTCTCTTATAATGGCGGTTACATGTTTGAGCAGGCTACGGGGCTGTTCAAAGAGTACATCGATTATTGGATGCACATAAAGGAGACAACCACAGGCGGTTTGAGACAGCTTGCAAAGCTAATGCTCAACTCGCTTTACGGGAAGTTCGCAACCAATCCCGACGTTACGCCGAAGATTCCATATCTAAAAGATGATGGAAGCGTGGGTTACAGATTGGGTGACAAAGAGACACGTGACCCTGTTTACACACCTATGGGGTGCTTCATTACTGCATGGGCAAGACATAAGACCATAACCGCTGCTCAAAGCGTGTATGATAGGTTCATGTATGCGGACACTGATAGCATACATGTTTTGGGTACTGAACCAGTACAGGGAATTGAAGTTCATCCTACGCACCTTGGTGCTTGGAAACACGAGAGCAATTTCAGCATGGCTAAATATATCAGGGCTAAAACGTACATGGAAAGAATCTATCAGGTTGGCAAGATGGTTGATGGCGAATACAGAATGGTTGACGTTCAGCCGTTCGATGACGTTAAGTGCGCAGGTATGCCAGAGGAATTGAAGCGCATGGTTACGTTCGACAGTTTCAAAAGGGGCTTGCAACTTCATGGGAAGTTGAAGCCAAGGCACGTTAGAGGCGGCATAGTGCTTGAGCCTATAACGTTCACGCTCACCTGATAGGAGGTAACATATGATTGAGCGTAGCTTTAGGATTGATGAAGCGATGTACGACCAGCTTAAAGAGATAAGCGAGCGGGAGAATCTGCCTGTTTCCTATCTTGTTCGAGTTGCGATTTCGCAGTTTTTGAACGCCTATTCTGATTCGATTGATTTGGTGAAAATGAACGCGAGTGCTTGACAGTGCTTGCGAAGTGGCATATATTGGCTATGGTGATACCCAATCCGTCTGGACGATGACCGATGCGGGATTGCTACGGGTGATACCGCCCGCACGAGTGCGAGCCGCATTAGCAGCGGCGGCGTTTCGGGAATGGCAATATCACCAGCACAGTCAGCCCTCGCCACGGTCACAACCAGATGGCGGGGGCTATTTTGTCGAAAGGAGAAGGAATGAACCTAGAGGAGTTGCTTGCATGGCTTCGTGAGCGCATGGAGGATGGCGAGTACGCCACCGCAGAGACGTTCTTGAAGGACATGCAGAAACAGGGTGCCGACTTTGACGAGTACCGCAGTTCCTCGGAAGCGCGAATGAGCGAGCACGCAGCTAACGAGGAAGCGATGAAGTCAGAGATTCAGTCCCTTAAAGCCCGCAATTATGACCTGTTGATGCAGGTACCTGCCGACAACAGCGGGGACAATGATGGTGACGGTGTGGTTGTTGAGGACGTTGACGATGATGGAACCGTGTACCATATCGACAATCTTTTCACTGATGACAAGGAGGATGGAAACAATGGCAACTAAGACGATTAAAACTCTGAACGCGACGAACGCGCAGATTTTGAACGCTATTCGCACTGACGCTTCGTTCGCGTATCAGCAGCGAATTCCTGCCGCGACGCAGGGTGACATTACCGGCACGGTGAACAACCTGCTTGAATATCGACCGATGATGAACGAGTTTATTGATGCGCTTGTGAACCGCATTGGCGATGTTGTTATCAAGAGCAAGGTATGGACTAATCCGCTTGCGCAGTTTAAGCGCGGAATGATGCAGTACGGCGAGACTATCGAGGAACTCGCGACAACGCTGATTCAGGCTAAACGATATGACCCTAATTCTTGCCATGAGGATGTCTTTAAGTGCAGCCCCCCTGATGTTATGAGTAACTTTCACAGCATCAACCGTCAGGACTATTATCCGCTGACTATTAACGACATGCTTTTGCGCCGTGCTTTCCTTACCGATTATGGACTTCAAGACCTTGTTGGGCGCATCATGGAAACTCCGTACACGTCTGATTATTGGGACGAGTACCTTATCATGCGTAACCTGTTTGCCGAGTACGCGCGCATCGATGGATTCTACAAGGTGCAGGTGCCCGACGCTTCAGCAGCGTCCACTCGTTCGGAGAAGCAGGATGACGCGATGGCAATCACGGAAGCCGTGCGCTCGATGGCTGGAAAGATGCGTTTCCTTTCTGGTCAGTACAACGCCGCTGGTGTTCCCACGTTCACGAACAATGATGACCTTGTTCTGTTTGCCACGCCCGAATTTGTGGCGATGCTTGACGTGAACGTTATCGCGTTCGCGTTCAACGCTTCGGCTGCTGACTTCAAGATGCGTGTTGTCGAGATTGACGATTTCGGCATCGACGGGTGCCAAGCCATTCTCTGCGACCGCGACTTCTTCATGTGCGCGGACACGCTCATCGACTTTGAGAGCATCCGCAACCCGAAGGCGATTTCGTGGAACTATTGGCTGCACCACCACGGCATTTACTCTGTGTCCCGCTTTGTGAACGCCGTCATGTTCACCACCGAAGCTGGTACTAGTGCGACTGTTCCCGCCATTAAGGCAACTGGTGTTACGCTCGATTATGCGGAGGTTGACGGGGTGAAGCATACATTTGCAGAGCGCGGTGGAAAGACGCGTCTTATCGCCACGGTTCAGGGTACTGTAGCTCCCGAAACCGAGGGTTACGAGGTGCCGCAGGGATGCACGTTTGCAATCACCGCGAACAATACTGGTGTCGCGGGCGGCGGTGTTCGCCTGAAAATGGGGACTTTCGTTGACGCGGAGGGTGTCCTCCACGTTGACCAGGACGAGGTTGCGGAGAACGTCACCGTCACCGCGACCAGCACCTACATCAACCCTGCGGTTGCGATGGGCGAGCAGGTGTACCAGCACAAGGATTTGATTGTTGGTATTGGTAAGGCGTACACGGGCTAAGGAGAAGGTCATGGCACAAGATTTCCCTGGGTTGCCAGAGAACATCTATGAATATGAGAACAGGTTTAATTATTCGGTATGGACACCGAACACTACCATTCTCATGTGCAACGTGCCGTGGGATTCTTCGTACCGTGACGTGGTGCGCTTTGATTCCGACAAGGAGCGGGATGCTTATTTTGCATCCCGCACATCCGATGGTTATGCGTTCACGCTTAACGGGCTTGTATATCTGCGATATGGTGAGCCTGTTCGCGTGAACGCGCCATTTGATATGGTTACACGTTGCAACTATATGGTTGTCAAGAACTCTATGCAGCCCGTATCTCCAACAGAGGGCAGACAGCCCGATGTTTTCTATTACTTCATTACAGATGCAAAATACCTTGCTCCAAACACGACGCAGGTGAATGTACAGCTTGACGTGTGGATGACGTACTGCAATCGCATTGAGTTCAATATGTGCTACGTCAATAAGGGGCATATTGGCATTGCCAATGAGAACAGCACTATCGACAACTTATCGGACTACTTGACCGACGCCGAGGGATTGAACATAGGAGACGAGTACGAGATTGCAGACATTGCAATCGACAACTTTCTCAACGAGCCGCCGTACATCGTCATCATGTGCACGGCTGAATTGACGGCGGGATTCGGTACAGTGTCCAACCCGACGCTCAAGACGGCGACAGGCTCGATAAACGACGGAATGCCATCTGGCTCTGCGGTGTACGCTTGCAACAGCGAGAACTTCCTCGCTCTGATGGGGAAGCTGCAAGATGCGCCCTGGGTCTCGCAGTGCATCAGCATGGTGACGGTTGTACCAGCCCGATTCGTGCAGAACGCGACGAGTACGACGGTAGCGGGCATAGATATGCTCGTAATGCCCGACAGCCCTGCGGAGAACATCGGGTCGCTGGACGTTCCGAACGTAATGGGCATGTTCCATATTCCTGAGCGCTACAGGAACCTCTTGAAATTCTACACGTCCCCATATTGCGTAATAGAAATGACGGGCTACAACGGCGGAGAAGTCGTGCTGAAGCCCGAGTGCTTGGAACTTGACAATGACGATGGTATATCAATCTTCACCAACACGGTCGTCGCGCCGCCTGATATACGCGCATACTCTTACGTTGCGGGCTACAACACGGCGAAGGGCGTCGGCGGCAGCGTCGATGCAGACTACTATCTTCCGAGCGGGGGAGACCCGTTCCCTCATTCGGAGTACAACGAGGAGGGGCTGGACATCGCGATTCAGTTCAGCAACTTCCCGCAGTTTTCACTTGTAAACAACCAGTACATATATTACATGGCATCGAACAGGAACAGACTAGCGTATCAATTTTCGTCGGCTGATTGGTCACAGCAAAAGGCGCTGACCGCCGCGCAGCTTTCTTTCAACCAGAGCGGCGCGAACATGCAGAACGCATGGGCTAACCAGCAAGTTGCGAACCAGGCGAACTGGGCTTTGAGCGGAATCTCGCAGGAGAAGAACCTGTGGAGCGGGGCGACGTCCATGGCATCGTCTGGGGTGGGCGCTTTGGGAGCCGCTGCATCTGGAAACGCAGGAGGTGCGGCGGCAGGTGTCGCCAACATGGCTCTTGCAGGTGCGAACACCGCGCTGAACGCCGACTGGATTAACAGGACTACCGCAACGCAGGTGGGAGCGGCTACCGCAACCACGCAGAACAACATCGGCTTGCAGGGATACATCAGGGACACGAACTACGATTACGCAGTGTACGCCGCGAACGGGGATTACGAGACTGCAATACAAGGCATACAGGCGAAGGTTCAGGATGCGCGGCTCACGCAGCCGTCCACCTCTGGGCAGAACGGCGGCGACGCGTTCAACTTCTGCAAGGGCTACATGGGAGTGCGCTTGAAGTTCAAGCGGCTGAAGCCGAACTTCATGCGCCAAGTCGGCGACTTCTGGCTTCGGTACGGCTACTACGTGAACCGCTGGATTGTCCCGCCCGCCGACTTGAAGTGCATGGAGAACTTCACGTATTGGAAGATGCAGAGCGTTTCTTTGTCCACAAGCGAGGTTCCCGAACTTTTCAAAGAGAGCATCAGGGGAATTTTTGAGAAGGGCGTTACCGTTTGGAACGACCCTGATAAGATGTACAAGGTTGATTTAGCGGACAACGAGCCTGTGAAGGGGGTGCGTTACTGATGGGAAGGAACCGCAAAGGGAAGCGCAACACGTGGCAGTCAGCCGAGATGAACAATCTTCAGTACCGCATGTACTACGAGCTGCTTGAGCAGATGGCTTGCGCGATATACCGATGGGAGGGCTTGCCAGCGGAGATTGACCAGCGATTCTTGGAGCTTACGCTTTTCAATCGCGGTATGAGCGTTTTCTTCTGGGATGACGAGTATGACGCCTATTTCGCCACTATGGGTGCGCCGTCTGGCCAGATTAACATGTACCAGAATCCGTTGGCGTACATTGCGTATGGCACAAACGGGTTTCATCGCCGCTTGAAGTCAACGGAATGTGTCCCGATATGGAACAACTACTTGCGCCGCCCCGACATTAACGCCATGCGAATATACGCGCGTCGCCTTGCAGACATTGACAGAACCGTGGACGTGAACCTTATGAGCCAGAAAATGCCAATCTTCGCGGTTGTTCCTGAATCGCAGAGGTTAACCATTCAGAACCTTATGAAACAGTACGTGGGCAATGAGCCTATTATTGTTGGCGCTGATGGGATGTTTGACCCATCGCAGATAACGTATCTCAATTCTGGTGCACCGTTCATCACACCCGAGCTGCTAAAGGCAAAGCAAACCGTCTGGGCAGAGATAATGACATACTTTGGAATCGAGAACACTAACATAAGCAAGGCAGAGCGAGTGCAGAGCGCAGAAGTTGAAGCCAACAATGGGCAGATTGAAGCGAACAGGCTTATCAGGTTGAATTGCAGACGTGAAGCGTGCAGGCAAATCAACCGTAAATACGGGCTTGAGGTTTGGTGTGACATGAACAAGGATATTTCTACCGACAATATGAACACGCTTCTTATGGTTGACCCCGAGATTCAATCGGAGGGGGGCGTGGGGCTATGAGTTTGTATGAAGATGGAGAGTGCGGTGTCCCGTACCATCGTGGGGCTATATTCACGGTTGAACTTGGTTCGCTTATTGAAAACGGTTTCGATTTGGGACTTGACACCTACCCTATTTTTGACGAAAATTACCGCACACCGCTGAACGCTAAGATTGTGGAGCATTTCTATTTCAGAGAGATTGGTCAGGAAACACCTGCGCTTTTCAGGCGTTTCCTCAATCGCAAGATGAACGAGATTATGCCGTTCTACAATCAATTATACAAGAGTGCCTTGCTTGATTTCGACCCGCTTAGCAACTATGATATGCGTACCGAAGGAAGCACCACAGGAACATCCGACCAATCTAGGGATTATTCGCGCACGGAGAATACGAACACGAAAGCCACGAGCGATACAGTCAATGACACGGACAGCACGGCAAGAACGGTTGTCAGCGCAACTCCGCAGATGCAGCTTTCTGGAAACGAGGATTACGCTACCAACCTAACCGACAGCAACAGCAGCACCACTGCTAAAGGCACAAGTACACAAGACAGCAGTGCGGACAGCGCAGCAAGCGATACCACGAAAGCGAGTTCAAAGACGCTAGAGGATTACGTAACGCACGTGAGCGGCATATCGGGTATCACCAAAGCACAAGCCCTCATGCAGTTCCGTGATACGTTCCTCAATATCGACATGATGGTGATTGGCGATTTGAACGAACTTTTCATGGGCATATACACTGATTATTGGAACGCTCTTTAGGGAGGTGAGATTTATGGGAATCTATTATCCGTTCCTTGGTGGCGGTCGAACGTGCAATCAGATTACAACGCCGCTTGTGTATGATGAATCGCTTTCCGTAGAGCAGCAGATTGCTTGCCTGTTTGGGAAGATTGCGAACATTGACAGCGATTTTGTTACAACTGTTGAGTTTGATGATTTTAAGAATCAGATTCATGCAGAGCAGGTTTCACAAACTGAACAGCTTGAAGGGTACACGAATTCAGAGATTGATAAGCTGGATAAGAACTTGCGAGATTTGATTGCAGGTTTGCAGGTTGGCACGCTTATCTGGAATGTGACAGTGGGTGCGTACACAGGCAACGTTAAAGCAATGCGTGACTTCTTCAACGATGTCACGGTACACGCAATCACCGTAGACCAGCTTGCGCAGCTTGACATGACCGTTGACCAGCTTGCCGACTGCGGGCTGAACGTCCGAGGGCTGGCAGTTTACAGCGGCCGGCTTATAGGGGACGGTTTTGTACCAGAAGGAATCATGTATGATGAGGAGAGTGTATAATGGCTACGGAGTACACACCGAACTATAATTTGGATTTGTACGCATCGGCGGACAAGCCGAACCTGCGCGACCAATACAACGCCGCGATGGGCAAGGTTGATGCGCTGATGAAGAAGACGGCGGACGACGTTACCAACGCGAACGCGAACGTACTCACGATGCAGTCGCAGGTGAGCAAGAACAAGGAGGACATCGCGGCGCTGGAATCCACCGTGGAGACGCACGGTGTTCAAATTACGGGTGCACAGAAGACGGCGGACGACGCGCTCTCGCTCGCGCAGACCAACGAGACCGACATCGCGGGTACGCAAGCCGACGTGACGGCGCTTACGGGCAGGGTGAGCGCGGTCGAGGGCGTTGCGAGCAAGAACAAGGCCGATATCTCCACACTGAACGCCAACGTTTCGCAGAAGGCACCGACAGACCATGCGTCGTCCACCACGCTGTACGGCCAGGGAACAGCGACCAAGTACGGCCATGTGAAGGTCACCGACAGCGGCATCGCTTCTGCCGCCACTGGCACTGCTGCATCGCCGCAGATGGTGAGCCAGGTAGCTGGGCAGGTTTCCTCGCTCACGGAACAGTGGGGCGCGGCTCCCGCCAGCATCGGGAGCGCGCTTTCGAGAGGGTGCCACGTCAGCGCATGGGGGAAGGTCGTCACGGTGACCTGTTCGGACGTGAGCATACCAGGCAACGCGAAGACGCAGATTGGCACGCTAGGGGCGAAGTACGCGCCAGCAGTCGTGACGACTGGCACGGTGGGAAGCTCTTCGAGCGGCACCGTACGAACTGGCTATCTTCAGGTGGACACGTCGGGTAAAGTGTTCATCAACATGCAGACAGGTGAATCCACATCCGAGGGTGCGACGGGAGTTTTGACGTACCTCGCGGGATAGGCGCAAGTACGAAGACAAGCTAGAAAGAGGTGCAGCATGCCCACAACCAGAACCATATGCTACTACGCGATGTACGTCATCGGCGAGGTGGAGTCCGAGTGGGACTGGACAGCCGTGTATTACAGCGACCCAATCACCATCGGCATGATGCAATGGTACGGTACGCGGGCGGCAGCCCTCCTCAACCGAGTAAAGGACGAGATGCCAACTGCCTACGGGCGGTTGGCATCCTCGTTGCGTTCAGACCTCGAATCGCACGATGTGGGCAGCACGTGGTGGAACAGCAGGTACCTCAACAGGGAAGAGGGGAACAGCATCATATCTGTCTTCCAAGAGGAAGAAAACCACGTCATTCAAGAGAATCAGGCAATTGCGGACTTCGAGGGATATATTGCGACGCTTGAAAGTTGGGGAATGAGTCAGTCGTATCCGAAACCTTTGATATTCGCAATGAGCATGTACCATCAATCGCCAGCAAGCGCAGGACAGGTCATTGCAACGACAGGTGGTAGTGCAGACCTCGATAGGATTTACACCGTTTGCATGAACCATGGCGTTCTTGGGCAGTACAGGAATCGCTACAACACCGTGTACCAGAGGTTGCAGGAATGGGACGGCGAGAGCGAGCCGCCCGACTTCGGTCAGAGCGGGGACGTTGACACCACACCAGGCGGCAACGAGCCAGGCATCGGAACAGGTGCGAGCAAGCTGGGCTATATCATTCAGAACGGCGACACGCTTGTCCTTTACGGCAAGGACGAGTACAAGAACGGTGTCATATTCTATCCCGCGTCTGGACAGGTCTGGGTAAACGGATTCAACGCAGACGGTACGGACATCGGCGGCGGCAACGAAGGTGGCGGTTCTGAAACAGGAAGTGAAGCACAGAACGCGATATGCAATTTGTACCGTTCGTGGCTTGACAAGTTTGCGTATTCGCAGGGTGCAGGAAGGCTCGACCCAGTTAGCAGCGGTTACGGCGACTGCTCATCGACGATTTGGTTCGCGTATCAGCAGGTTGCGGGAATAGACGTGGGGACGTGGACGGGGGACATGGCCGACAAGGGGGAGAGGATAGCCAGCGGGTACTCTTCTGACAACCTTCCCATCGAGGACATGGAGCCAGCCGACCTGGTTCTTATCATGTGGCGCGGATGGAACCCGTCGTTCGACCACGTGGAGCTGTATATGGGGAACAACGAGCTGTGGGGGCACGGTGGACCAGACTATGGGCCAGACCAGACCACGACGGATGCGAGGAGCTACCCACGGCGCATGTACTACTGGGAGGTGAGACGGTATCTATGAGTGAAAGCATGTATTATGATTCTCACGACATCATGACGCGGAACGCCATGTTCAACTTCGTCATCGGCGGGCGCGGAACGGGCAAGACGTATGACTTCAAGTACAAGCGAATAAGGCATTTCATCAAGACGGGCAAACAGTTCATCTACCTGCGCAGGTACAAGTCGGAGTTCGACGACAAGCAGGAGTTCTTTCAGGATATTGTTGACCGCTTTCCATCGTGGGAGTTCAAAGTTGAGGGAATGAAAGGGTACATCAGAAAGGTTGCAATAGGTGATGAAAAGCCAGAGAAATGGCGTGTGCTATGTTTCTTCATCACGTTGGCAAACGCGTTGACCAAAAAGTCTGTACCCTATCCCGACGTTGATATGATAGGATTTGACGAGTTCATAATTGACAAGGGCTCGCTACACTACTTGCAAAACGAGTTGAAGCAGTTTCAAGACTTCTATAACACTGTTGACCGATTTCAGGACAGGGTCAAGGTAATGTTCATGGCTAACGCCGTCGCACTGACCAACCCATACTTCATCGGATGGAGATTGAAGCCGAGAAAGGGTAAGCGCTTTCTCATGGCGCACAAGGGGTACATGTGTGTTGAGATTGTGCAGAGCGAAAAATTTAGGGCGCACGTTGACAAAACTAGGTTTGGCCAGATGATACGTGGAACGTCATACTACGATTACGCAGTTGGCAACATGTTCTATGATGACAATGACAAGTTCATAGCCAAGAAGTCGGAGGAAGCGAGATTCTATTTCGCACTCCGATTCGACAACAGGACGGTTGGCGTGTGGGTGGACTACACGGAAGGTGTGTACTACGTTTCACGCAGGTATCCGAAGGATGCGCTGGTCTACGTCTTGACAAAATCGGACATGCAGCCTAACCTGCTTATGATAGAGAAATCGAGCGTGGTGTTGAGAAGCGTTCGCAAGCTGTATATGCAGGGAAGCGTGTTCTTCGACACGATTGAAACGCGAGAGTTCTTCAACAACGTGTTCGACTACCTGGGATTCTAGGATGGAGGTGAAATTATGGACGTTACGTTTGACATGGTGATTACGGCTATCGGCAGCGTTGGTTTCCCTATCATGGCTTGCTGCTTCATGGGGTGGCTTTACGTGAAGATGAACGACACGCTCAAAGACCTCACGCTTGCCATTACCGCACTCACCACGAAGTTCGATGACCACGTAGATAAGATGGAGGGATAACATGCACATTGCGATTGCGGGCGGTCATTCAGCCATCGCGAGGGGAGCGTCGGGATACCTCGACGAGTACGAGTGCGACCGCGCTTTCGTAGCCCAACTTATAGACGCTTTCGATGCGCAGGGCTGGCACGTCACCGACTGCTCGAACGAGGAGTCCGACGTTTCCGCAGAGCTTCGCGAGGAGTGCCGAATAGCCAACGCGAGCGGGGCAGACCTTTTCATAGCTGTTCATTTCAATGCGGGCGGCGGAACTGGAACCGAGGTCTGGCACTATCCCTATTCAATCGCCGAGACTTGCGCGAGGGAAGTGAGCCGCGAACTTGCATCGGCTCTGGGCTTGCCGAACAGGGGAGCGAAGAGCACCGCTGGGCTTTACGTCTTGAATCACACGGAAATGCCCGCCATCCTCATCGAGGTGTGCTTCGTGGACACCGAGCAGGACGCAGACGCCTGGCACGCGACGAGCTGGAACGCCCTATGCGGCGCGGTAGTTCGCGGGCTTGGGGGAGATTACGTAAACAAGGAGGAAGACATGTTAACCGAGCATCAGGACAAGCTTTTATCCACCATCTACGAGCAGGTAACGGGCACGTACGACCCTACGGGTCGCGGAATGGAGCTGAACGACCACGACCATATCAAGTGGATTGCCAAAAAGGTGGCCGACAATGCTGAGGACATCAAGACCATCAAGGAGCAGCTTGCGGCGATTGCCGAGAAGCTGGGGTAGTTATAGCGCCCTCTGAACGCTTCGGCAAGAAATGAGAAAGTCAGGAGAAACCAAACGGAAGCAGCCCTCGAAAAGGGCTGCTTTTCTTGTTGACATGGCAAGTGGTTTTTGATACTATTCTATTGCAGGTAAACCGATTGAAAGGAATGTATTATGACCAAGCTATTCTACTCGTACCGCGATGGGCAGGTGTACATGCTCCACAAGTACTGCCCATTGGAGCTGCTCATGGACGAGCAGATAAGCGGCGGAGACGGTCTGCTGATTTATGCCAGCGAGGAAGTGTTTGAGATTGTGGAGTACATGAACGGAAAGGAAACAGGTTACACAACCAAGGTGCGCCCGAGAACAGCCGAACCGCTGAACGGGGTCATGTTGACGAAGGTGGGGGAGAAATGATAATCTGCATTGCCTTGATTCTGTTCGGAACAGTGTTGATTTACTACGCTTTGACAAGTACTGATTGCAACACGTGTTGGAGACGACAGCACGAGGACATAATCGCAGCTCGTGCAGGAATGGGCATAGTCGTCGTAGGTTGCCTTTTGGTTTGCTATCAGTTCGCGTATTGGGGGTAAAAGATGGTTGCAGAGTTCATGGAGTTTGAAACTCCAAGCGAGCCGAAAATGGGTTCAGCTAACGCCATTCAGGACAAGTACAACAGCATGATACTTGACCTGAACGATGATTTGCAGGATGAAATTGGTATACGTCAAGAACAGTTCGATACCGTTTTAAAGATTTGTGATGATTTGTGGACACGAATTGGACAGGTCGATGTTGAATTGACGACAAGGACAGAAAGGAACTTAAAACTTGCGGTTATCGGTATGACGATGGGGATGATTGGAATATGCGCAAGCGTGGCTTCTATGATTTTGTAGAATGTACTGATTCAAATACGAAAGGTGCGTCTATGCTATCTGCACATGAAGATGTTAAGTACGAATACTGGTGCGACGGTGAACTTATCGTTTCGTTCACAGATAAGGACAAGGCTATAAACCATTACAAGAAACAATGCAAACAAGCGCCAACATCCTTACAAACAATCTTCAAAGTTGTCCCTACCCGTAAAACCGTTGTTCAATGGGTACCGTAGACAGAGATAATGTTGTACTTTGTTCCCTCCGTCTCTCATGTCCTCCCCACGCTGTACAAGGTTACGGCGATGGGGAGGTACATGGAATTCGGGGGGCCATAG